CCTGGGGAGGGGAGCCACGCAGTGCAACCCGCGTATACGTACGCGCAATCTTATATTCATACGAATATAAGTACTCGAAGGAGCTCTCTTTGTTCATCACCCATGGAAAGACCAGGAGTAGAACTTTACCTGGCCCCACCTTCCAACTAAGGGAGGGGGATTTCGATACGAACCTTAAAAAGTGGTTCTATGGTTCGTATGCGAAGTACACGGGTGGTGGGACTCAGATTACTGAGTCCGATGGCAATCAGTGGCCTCTCCCTAAGGAGAAGACGCTGTCTGATCACGGTTCTGAGTTTTACACTCAGAAAAAGGAGATCGTAAACTCTAAGTTTGCGCACTCCACCGTCAACATTAAAGGTGGTACTAATCTGCCATATGCTCTCCCTGGAGTAATCGAGGGAAATCTTATAGCAAACATCTTTAAAGTTGTCGATCAGGGAAATTTCCAAGGTAGGCCGGTATTACCGCTTCAGATCGCTTGGCCCGATGACAATTCGAGTTCTCGAAATGCCCTCGTGGTTAAAGGAACTGCTGCGATTGCCGCCTGTAGTCCTGGAAATCCTATTGCACATGTTGCTACGGCTCTTGGTGAATTCCTTCAAGATGTTCCCGCTATACCAGGGGTTCATCTTTGGGAAGCGCGTCTCAAAGCTCTTGCGACGCTCGGTGCTGCTGGCGGGGAGTTTCTTAACCTCGCTTTTGGCATTTCACCAACTATCGGAGATATGACCGACTTTCTAAAAGCCGTTCATAAGTACGATAAGGCCATCTACCAGTTTCAACGTGATGCTGGTAGAGTGGTTCGCCGTGGCTTCAGGTTCGACAAAGAGAAGAGCGTCACGACTGATGTCCTGCCACATGTCTACTCTCCAGCTGTCTGGTCGTATAACGCCAGCACGCTGCAGGGTGGTTGTGAAACAGGTGCCATCAATCGTGGCTATGCTCTGCCAACGTATGAGACCGTACGTACTAGGACCATCGAACGCGAAGTTTGGTTCGAAGGTGCCTTCACTTACTACCTTCCTCGAGGATATGACCCCCTCGATGAAGGAGATAGGCGTAGGCTTCTGGCCGAGTTCTTCGGAGCAAAGCCAGATCTGAATACGTTATGGAATCTCACACCTTGGAGCTGGGCCGTAGATTGGTTCAGTTCTGCAGGTAATACAATTAAAAACCTGCAGAATCATATCAACTACGGCACGGTTATGCGGTATGGTTACGTGATGGAGAAAACTACCGTCACGGATACCTATTCCGCCGGGGCAGTTAAGGTCCTACCCTTAGCAGGGTCAGGCGCCTCTAACTATCGGGCGACTTTTACGCCGCCCTACCCCGTTGTATCCCCTGTAACACTTCGTGTAACAACGAAGAAAAGGATACAAGCAAACCCCTTCGGGTTTGGCCTTAGCTGGGAAGGATTGTCTACCTTCCAGCAGGCCATAGCCGCTGCTCTCGGTATTACCAGAGTAGTCAGGTGACAGGTCCACTGCACACCAACGCACAAGGAGTACGCCGATGTTCACTGAACCGCTTTCCCTTACGCCGGGAACGGCTTTCGACGCTGGTGCAGTCTCTTTGCCCCGTGTTTCTCAGCAGGGCTCAGTTTCTGTATACCAGGCCGGACCGCTCACCGTCAATGCGGGATCGCTCCTGCGTGTTTCTGCTTCCCACCAGTACGGGAAGCGGACTCGCAGGGTCCTTCGCTGTGACTACAGCGACAACGCTGGAAGCACGCTCATCTCGGGCACGACTTCACCTCGTAGCATGTCTGCTTACGTGGTGTTCGACGTTCCCGCGACAGCGGTGTTTACAGCTACGGATCAGCTCGCTCTCTTCAACGGCCTCAAGGGCGTTTGGAGCGCGAGTACCGACGCGGTTATGAAGAAGCTGCTGGGCGGCGAAAGCTAGCCGGCAGTTCCCCAACCGCGTTCTGATCAGGACGTGATCAAAGGCTTAGGACTTATCCCTCTATCAGGAGGTTAAGTGAAAAGCCTAATTGTACTCTGGAGTAGCGTAGCCGAGAGCTTGGCTACGCGATGTTGCACTAGCGCCCACCGTGATATTGAAACTGTCACGGTTCGATCGAAGGCTGAAGGGTTATCGTTTTTGACGATAACCTTACCGAACTTTGCTCGAGACTTTGAGTTCTGTCTCGACCAAGGAGCGGTTGACAACGCCACTTTTCATTCTTTCAAGAAAAGTGGGAGTCTCCCGGCATTTCTGTCGGGTTTCTCTTGTCTCGTCTTCGATCGTGGCACTGGCGTCCTACTTGATGAACCCGATATCGGGGCGATTCAAGCCATTCGACAGCTAACGCTGTTGTTTGGTAAGATTCTCCTCGATTGTACGCCTGCGCGAGAGCGCAAGGCGTTTCACGAGTTCGTCGAGTGTGAGCATGAAGTTGAAAGGGCTAACGCAACTGTAGACTACACAGCCTACAAGTACGTGAGAACCCTTCTCTTTGGTTCATTGTTCTCCAAAATAGACAAGCAAATCTATGATGGTGAACTCAGACCAAAGCATGGTCCAGGCGCGACCGCTGATTCCCTGTACGGGAATCAGAAGTTCGCACAAACTTCCTGGCCATGTCGGCTGGAGCCATACTTCCCTTATGGGGAGATGGTCCTTCCCAACTGGTCCTACTGGGAGCAGCTGGAAACCGTCAACTTCATCGAACCCGATGCTGAGATACCTGTAAAGGTTATCTCAGTGCCTAAAACGATGAAAACTCCTCGGATTATCGCAATTGAGCCTACTGCCATGCAGTATGCGCAGCAGGCGATCTTGCGGCTTATCCAAGATGGAATTAAGGATTCATTTCTTAATTCCTTTATCGGACTGGATGACCAAGCGCCTAACCAGCGTATGGCCCGCCAGGGGTCGAAGTACTCTGACCTTGCAACACTCGATTTGAGTGAAGCATCTGATAGAGTTTCCCTCGAGTCTGTGGATACTCTACTTGCCAATCATCGTCATTTCCACGACGCTGTTATGGCTTGTCGTAGCTCCACAGCTCGCATGCCTAGCGGTGATGTCATATCACTCGCTAAGTTTGCGTCTATGGGTTCAGCCCTCTGCTTTCCGATGGAGGCAGCTGTGTTCTTAACAGCTATCTTTGTCGGGATCCAAGAGGACTTAGGACGCCCGTTGACCAGAAAGGATGTAGAATCCTATGCTGGTCGGGTGCGCGTCTTCGGGGACGACATCATTGTCCCCGTAGATCACGTGCGCTCCGTGATTAATTCGCTTGAGGCCTTTGGCCTCAAGGTAAATTACCGCAAGTCTTTTTGGAATGGCAAATTCCGGGAGTCTTGCGGGAAGGAGTATTATGACGGAACGGACGTTTCAGTTGTCCGTTGCCGTCGTCTTATTCCCTCATCACGGAAGAACGTACAGGAGATCATTTCGACTGTCTCTCTCCGGAACCAGCTCTTTTGGGCTGGTCTGGAAGACGCAGTTGTTCACCTTGACCGTAAGATGCTTAAACTACTCAAGCATTTCCCGGTTGTGGGTGAAGATTCCCCTGTACTTGGTCGGCATTCTTGGAGTCTTGTTACAAGTGACTCGAAGAGTATAAACTCTATCCCCATGGTTAAGGGATGGAGAATACGATCTGTGATCCCAATTAATGAGATCTCAGATTGGCCGGCCTTGCGCAAGTGCCTCTCTTCTCTTGAAGAGAGAAAGTCAGACTTTGTACCCACATCGTCTGATCACTTGCGTCGTTCTGGACGTCCCCGAGTCGTCGACATCAAACTCGGGATGGGCCACTCAGGTTACTAAAACCAGAGTGCTGCACTGGATTAAACATCCAGCGCGGGGGGAGAATCACCTAGGGGATGTGACCTTGTCACATCGGCTTACTTCCAGC